AGCCTAATGTATTGAAGTCTTGATTCATCACAATACGAACATATTGTGACTTATTAGGAAAAGTACCTTCAACTTGTAATCTTCTTTCTGATTCTGAAGTTGAATCGAAGCTATAGAAAACTTTATAGTCACCAATTTTTTTAGCAATGTAGTTTTCACTGTCAGGGTTTAAATCACAATTTGCAAACTGTTCTAATATTTTAATATCTTTATCAGTATCATAATAATCACGAATTGATACAGTAAAGGTTCCGTACTCACTGAGTGGATCAATAGACTTTTTTAAGTCTGATATTGATACCTTAACTAGTCTATTTGCTATGTCACCATCATCTAATGTTTCAAAGTGAAATAAATTATATTCAGCTGTTCCATAAGGTTGAGAAATAAAGTTAGTTGTTTTAGCATTTGAATATCTAGTATCAAATCTTCCAAAATTATCTGAATGATTTACAGAACCAGATAATAAACCTACTGTACCATTATCTGCATCATATTTAATTCTTGCGATTCCTGCTTCAACAGGAAACTCTCCGTAAAGTAAGTGTTTTTCTGTGTGAAAATTATCCGGATCCTTATTTAATATCTTACCAATATAATGATCACTTGTTGTGTTTAAAGAAGCAGTGTATATCTTTATTCCTGCAAAACCTTCCTGTGTATTAAATGCAGTTCCTCCTGAACAAGACAAAACTAATTTAAAAGTTGCTTCATCTTTAGAACTAGGACTAGCATAGTTACTAATTTTTGCTTCGTTAGAAGCTATTTCTTGACCTGAAATATCAGAATATCTTTGATTATGATCAAGTATTTCTAGTCTTGAACCTGAAGCTAAAAATATCATACCTCTGACTACATTAGCAGTTCCGGCAGCAGTTGAAAATGAATCATTATCTGTAAAAATAGGATATGCTGCAGCCTCTAGACTACTTTCGTGTATTTCATGCTTTCCAACTAAAAATTGAACAGTTCCAGCTAGATACTTAACACCTTTAGCAGCGTTCGGTGTAGTTGTATCAGCAGAAACACCTTTAATTCTAAACCCAGCATTTTTAACAATTCCTTGCGAATCAAAAGCAGAAAAATCGCTTGAATTTTCATTTGCTCCTGCACCTAGCACTCTAATGTATGTAAGCGAAGTTCTATTTTTTAAAAATTCATTAACTGCGTAAGGGCCAAATTTTTCTGGGTCTAAGTCACCAAACTTATTTATAAAGTCAGACATTGAACCTACAGTCACAGGAACAAACGCAGGTCCTCTTCTAGCAGTTCCAATGACACCCGCAGGAGTGCCTGATATTTGGGTAACTCTTTGTGTTAAGTCTATCTCTTTCTCAAAAAATCCTGGAGATTTGAATGTTTGCTCTGCCATTTATGGTTCTCCTTTTACTATTCATCTGTATTATAAGTATCGATCAGCAACACAATTATCTACTCATATTGCGTTTCTATTTTCTTTACTATTAAGTTTGACAATATTGTCTCACCAGCTCTATTATTTCTATCTATTACTTTTGAAAATGCAACATATTTTTCGCCTGTAAAAGGATTAACCTCTATATTGCTTAATTCTTCACTCGATTGGCCTCTTTTAAATTCACCATTTTTTTGCTGTTCTGTTTCTATATCGTTTAAAATAAATTTTTCCATATTTCTATCATTAGGGTTTTCTCTAACCACGACTTGTGTACGTGAACTTTTATATTCAAAATTTATATTAGGCGCAGAAAATGTACTTCTTACTTGATTAGATATACCTGGGTGTATTGGATTGATAATGTAACCTAAAACTTTTAATGTAAGTGTTGATTTAATTTCTCTTTCAGCATTGGTATAGTCATTAAAATTAAATGAATTACTAAATGAACTACCAATATTAATAACGTATTCATAACCTTTGTCAGACTTAATTAAAAATTCTTTTCTTTGTGAGCCTATTCTAGAAAGCAAAGTTTCTTGAACTTGATTAAGCTGACTCATATACTGACACCAGAAGTTAACCGTGTAATCAACTTCAATTTGGACAGGATATGGAACACTTATGACTTCAAAAATATTATCACCTAAGGCGTTCTTACTATTTAAGCTTATCATTCCTCCAGACTTTGAGAATTTCAGTGCATTTGTTTGACGTCGTGTTGCTGTGGTATCAGGTACAGCAATATTACCAGGCGATATATCAGACTTTAAAAAGTTATTTCTAGATGATACGTTTTCTTGATTAATTAAACCAAATTTATTAACTATATTTTGATATTTTCTATCATCTTTTGCTAATCTTTTGCGTATTATATAATTTGGTTGTATTGCTGTAGGTATTGGATTATTTTCTAGTCCACCAAATTTAATATTAGATCTTTCTATTGCAATAAGTGGTAATATAAGAGTATTATTTCCATCTCTTATAGGATTTTTTCTTCTTGTTAACGCAAATCTTTCTCCTGCAGCAAAAACCACCGGTACTTTTCTGAGCCCATCATCCTTATCAGTTACCTCAAAATTAATTTCTTTATCAAATAATTGAAAAACTGCACGATCAACATCTTCAATTCCTGCGCTAGGTATAGAAAAATCTTTTGTTTCCTCATTGTCTAAATTTTTAAAATCAATTTTTGACATTATTCATCACCATAAAAGCTACTACCATTGCTTGACTCTTTTTTTGTAACTTCTTTTGGACCTGTTATAGGATCATCAATAATACCTCTTTTTCTAAGCTCTCTAACATCATTTGTTTCACCCTGATTATTACTAGCAAAACCACGTTGTTGTACAAAAGTATCTTGCACTGCATCAGGATCTGTATAACTTTCTGAAGTAGGACCAAATATCTTTGAAAGAAACGTTCCTTTTCTTGCTTGTTTACCTGTCACTGTTGTGAAAGAATCAAATTCTATCTGACCAAAAAGCGTTTCAGTTGTAGGCGCTGTAGTAACTTCAAAAAATCTAGTTCCGTAAGAGAAAAAGTCACCTTCAAGAATTTCAATTTGCTTGTCAAGTAAATCACGTGACTGTATTTTCAATTCTATTTCAGAATATTCTTCAGATCCAAACTTATCTGTTTTAATTGCTTGAGGTTTATAGGTTACTAGGCACTCCAACTCGATTGGGTTATCAAATATTTTATCTTGTGCTTCCTCATATATATCATGAACACTAGAAAGTATTTCAGATATTTGATAGAGATATATCTTTTGGCCAATTATATCCTTTACTAGTTCTTTTGATATATCACTAATAAAGTTTATTTCTCTAGATGTTATAAAAAGTCTTGACATTTTCTACTCTATGCTGTGTAAATTGCTTTAGGGATAGGTATAAACTTTAACTGTTTTTGAATTTGCTCGGCTCTTTTATTGCTTACTTCTAGTAATTTGTCATAAGTCATATTTTCTAACATTTCCTTGAGCTCTTTTCTATAGGTATCTCTATCACCTCTACCTTCCGTTATTAATTTATCACCATCTAGAGAAACTGCAGTACCTGGAACAGGAATAGAACCAAACTTACTTCTGACTCTACCTAAGGTAACTTTGCAAAGTGCTAATGTATATTGTCTTATCCAATTTTTACCTATTGAATTAATTTTTTTGTATTCTATGTTATTAAAAGGTATGTTGCTTATGTTCGACACACCATATTTTGAATTATCTGCATAAGCAGGATTGTACGGGTCTGGATAGTGTCTTACCCTAAACCAAAGTTTTTTACCTGCCAACTGATTAGTTGGTGTAGGATACATTCGAAATTTTGTACCTACAATTTTATATGAGTAGTTAGATCTTCTAACTCTATTTGATACATCAAGCTGACCTGCCCTTAGTATATCTTCAAAAACTGGTAAAACATAAAAAATAGTTTCAGGTGTAAAAGATTCAAAAGAAAATTCGTTGTTAAGGTAATTTATTGCACTTGTTGTATCAAAAAATCTATATGCTGCTTGAGGATCAAAGTGAAAAACTTCCATAATCTTCATCTTAGTTTTTAAGTGCAAAGTACCATCAGAAGATTCAGAAGCATTGGAACCTAAAGAAAATAAAGTAGTACCTGACTCATCCTTTAGTTCAGTATACAAGTCATAATCTTGTTGATTTTTCTTAAGTGTGATCGATCCACTCATTGTGTTGTAAGATCCTCCTAAACCTGCTTCCATAGCATAAGGTTCAGCAAATCTTCCAAGATACTCTAGATTCTCTCTAGGTAGTTTATCTTGTACATCTGAGCCTGTTGAATATCCTAACAAATTAAGCATGTGAACTTTAGCTTGATATTCGTTAAGTATCGTACCATATTCTAATGAAGCTTCTTCAAAATTACTAAATATCATTTTGTTGGTAAGCTCAACTGATAATATGTCATCACCTAATCTACGCTTAACAAAAGTAACGATCTTATCAGCATCGCTAATGAAACTGGTATCACTATCAAAAATACCAAATGGCGTTGGATTAGTTGTGTTTTCAAAAGACGGCATGTTAGTTACGCTCCCCTATCTACTAATATATATCACACGCAACTTCAAGCAACCCAATATAGATATTGGTTTATAATCTAATTTTCCAATTTATTTAAAAAATCAACCTATGTACTGTCGACTCATTCTTTTATTTTATTACTTTTTATTATAGGCTGTTCATAAAATCAATATCAGCGACTATCATCTCGCCTCTTTGAAATTTTCTAAATATTTCTGTGTAGTTAATTTGATTAATGTCTAATGCTTGCTTGATATCGTCAATTAAAACTTCACCTGCTGACGATGTTTGTTGCCCATCTCTGTAATGAGCTTCATGCCCTAAATCGTTTGCTAATATATCGATATTACCTCCGGAGTGCTGTTGTGCAGCCATACTAGCAATATCTTGAGCATCTGACATTGTCTCCATATCACCCATATCACCTTCTGAATAATTATATTCTCCAGGTTCTTCTCCTGCGTCATATAAGTCCTGAGCTGCATCCATTTTTCTCTGACGTGTGACATCACTCCTATTTAGCCCAAACATCTCATTCAGCTTTCCATAGGTTGCTCTGTATATTGACTTCTTAATCATTTACCATCTCCTCAATGTGTTGATCTATAACTTCTGAGTTAAATCCTTCTAACATACTAACTATTCTCATATCTTCGTTAATGAAATAAAAAGTAGGTAGTGACGTCATATAAAAACCTTCTTCGGTATCTATAACATCGTGCACTAATAACTCTCTACTACCGCCCCAAACTGGTGCAGTGGTTATCTCGTTTTGTATCTTCCAATTTTTAAGGTCGACTATACCAGGAGGATTTCCATCAGTATTCTCAAACAACAAAGTCAAATACTTTAAGTCGTACTCACTATAGTAATCTTGTACCTCTTGCACCTCTTGCGCTGCCATGCGACATGGACCACACCAAGCTGCAGAGATGTCTAGGATGAACGGTGAGCCTTCTAAATCATAAAGATTAGTATTAACACCATCACTATTAAAAGATTCAAAATCACAAGGTCTGTGATCCTTTATGTGCATACATTTTTCTATCTCTTGCACAATAACACTTGGGTTAATAGAGTCATCAACAATAGGCTGATCACAAGCTATTAAACTTAACAAAAACAACATACATTCCTCCACTATATAAATATACACAGAAAAAAGAAAAGATCAACTTAATGTTGACCTTCCTGTTTGAGTTTTGTTTTCTTGTTTTACTTTGTCTGTACAAACTTATAAAGTTTTTCAGCTTCAGCAATAATATTTTCAGTCGATGGTGGATCAGGCCATACCACAGTTTTAGGATTCACCATGTCACGATCGCATAAATATCTTAAACGCTCGTAAGCTTGTTGGTATCTCGTTTGCAGTATTCCTTCTGCTTGCCCTAAAAGTCCAGCTCTTAATTCAAATGGGTTACTATCACTCATTGTTTTCTCCTTATGTGTAATGTGTGTGTAATTTAATTATATACTAGGAGAAGAAACAGTAAATAAAAAAGACACTACGAGAGTGTCTTTATCTATATGGTTAATTATATAATAATTTACTAATCTAGTGAAACACCTTTGACAAGTGCTTTGTTAGCAGCAATATATCTAACTTCAACAACACATGCATCATCTGCGTCAGCACAACCAGTTAAAAAATCAAGTTTGTTGTCACTGCCTACTGTCACTTTCGCAACTTCTCCACTGGCATTTCCAGCAGCCAACGACGCTAAAAATCTGTCTGAAGTCGCTGAAGCGCCATTTGAATCTACTGTCTGTATAACAGCTGTATTAGCTAACGCACCAGTTACGATTAGCTCGCAGTTAAATCCAATATTATCTGCACTCATTTCAGGTAGTGCCATTGTAGTATCTCCACCTCCACCGCCCAGTATAAATGTTCTTCCTGAGTCCGCAAGTGAAGCGGTAAGTGCAGCAACACCTTCTATTACAGTAGGATGAATACTAGTTAAATTACCTGAAATTGTTCCGTTTTTAATTGTTGACGTCCCGCTGGTCTGAAACAAACCTTTTGCCGGCGTTAATTTAATTGATGGCATAATTTTCTCCTATGAGTAAAGTTTAGTCCACATGGTTCCCTAGCTAGCGTGTGGGGTCCGCCTTATGTCCATGCTAGAGGCTTATGTCT